TCCTGATGTAGTTGATTATGCAACAAGTGAAAACCCTTCAGAACATAAGTCACATAATCTTATTGAATTAGTTAATGGACAATATTGTTTGTATCCTAATAATAGAACAAGAATATTTGATAATAGTTTGACACCAGAGAATCCAAAGATACCTGATTTTAAAGTATCAACTGAGTATTATCAAGTAGAAAATGGTTATGATCGCATGGGATTAGGTGATCAAGAGAGTTACTTCTGGAAAACCGCTCAGGAACGAGATAAATAAAGTATATTCGCTTATACTAGGGTGCCAGTAGAAAGGGCAAGTAAATCATTTAAGGACGTTTCTATGTCCTTTAAGGTAAGTCCGCTTACCTTTGATTTGATTGCGAATAAAAATGAAACTGCAATTGCACGTTCTATTCGTAATTTAATTCTAACTGTCCCCGGTGAACGTCCATTTAATCCAGAGTTGGGATCACAGGTAAGTCGTTTATTATTTGAACCACTTGATAGCATCACTACCGAATCTTTAAAGGAACAAATTGAAAATACAATTAATAATTTTGAACCAAGAGTAAAACTCTCTCAAGTAATTGTACAACCAAATTATGATAGAGGTGAATATGATATTAGTATTCGTTATTCTATTGTTGGAATAGAGGCAACTCCCCAACAATTATCATTCGCATTACAACAGACACGCTAATGGCACTAGTCAACTTTGCCAACCTAGACTTCGATCAGATTAAGAAGTCGATCACGGATTATCTGAGATCGAATTCTAATTTTACTGATTATGATTTTGAGGGATCGAACCTCTCAACAATTATTGATGCGTTAGCATACAACACGTATATAACCTCATATAATGCCAACATGGTATCTAATGAGGTATTCATTGATTCTGCCACTCTCAGGGAGAATGTGGTGTCTCTCGCGAGGAATATAGGTTATACTCCTCGATCAAGTAAATCATCAAGAGCAAATATATCTTTTGAAATTGACACAATTAACTACAGTGTTAAACCTCAAACAATAACTCTGAATAAGGGTATTGTTGCAACATCAGATAGTTTTAGTAATCAATCTTATGCTTTCTCTATTTTAGAGGACATTACAGTTACTGTAAATGATAATTTTGCAGCATTTAATAATATTGATGTTTATCAAGGGACATATCTTACAACTGAATTTAGTTATAATACGTATGATCCTAATCAGAGATATATTTTAAATAATTCAAATATTGATATTTCCACTATTAACGTTACATGGAAACCATCACAATTTTCATCGGTAACAAGAAAATATCGCAGAGCAGATACTTTATTTGAAGTTAATGGCGATTCTCCTGTATTCTGGGTACAAGAGATTGAAGACGAAAGATATGAATTAATCTTTGGTGATGGCGTATTTGGTAAGGCGCTTGAAGAACCAAACTTCCTAGAGGTAAGTTACCTTGTTAATAATGGAAGTGACTCTAATGGAATAACAGATTTAACTTTTAATGGTAAGTTAACAACATCAAGAGACAATATTGCAATCAACAGTGGCGTTTCTAATCTAACTGTTAACACTCCTTCTTTTGCAGGATCTAACATTGAAAGTATCGAGTCTATTAAAAAGTATGCTACTCAAACATATGCCTCTCAAAATAGAGCGGTAACCGCAACTGATTATGAGTACATCATTCCAAAGATTTATTCTGAAACTGAATCCATTTCTGTGTTTGGTGGTGAAGAATTAAGCCCACCACAATTTGGTAAAGTTTTTGCAAGTATTAAACCAGTCAATGGTTCATACCTTTCTAACTTAGTAAAAGATAATATTAAAAGAGAAATTAAAAAATACTCTGTTGGTGGTATTGATTTAGAAATAACTGATCTTAAATATCTTTACATTGAAGCACTTGTTAATGTTTATTATAATTCAAATGATGCAAACAGTGGTGATCAAATAACATCAGTTGTTTCTAATAACATTGAAAGATATTCTTCTTCGACAGAAATTAATAAATTTGGTGCTAGATTTAAGTATAGTAAGTTTTTAAGTGTAATTGATAACAGTAATAGTGCTGTTACATCTAACATCACTACAATTCAGATGAGAAGAGATCTGAGAGCATCTCTCAATACGTTCGCTGAATATGAAATTTGTTTTGGAAATAGATTTCATATCATAAATCATGGACATGGAACCCATGGTGGTAAAATTGGATACAATATTAAATCATCTGGATTTCAAGTAAGTGGTGTTCCTGGAGTAGTTTACCTTCAAGATGATACAAATCAGGGATTAGAAACAGGAGTTATAAATTTAATTCGTTTAATCTCTCCTACAGAAGCAAAAATTGTGAGAAGAAATGTTGGAACTATTGATTACTTAAAGGGAGAAATTAAATTAAATCCTATTAATATTATTACAACTTCTATTAACAAACAATTCCCACTTATTGAAATTTCTGCTATTCCATATTCAAATGATATTATCGGATTACAGGATCTTTATATTCAACTAGATACTAATAACGTAACTATTAATTCTGTCAGTGACAGAATATCTTCTGGTTATGATATATCAGGTTCTGGTTATATTGTTTCTTCAAGTTTTGCAAATGGAAGTTTAGTTCGCGGAAAAGTTAATCCTACATCAGTAACAAGACAAATAAGAAGTACGGGTACTTCTGTTACTACCCAAACGACTACACAGTCTGCAAATACATCTACATCCACACCTACTTATTCATACTAAAGACGTAAGATGATATCAACCGATTTACAGCGAGTACAAATTCAGGATATTATTGAGTACCAGTTACCTGCATTTGTAAGGGAAGACTTTCCTCTTGTTGGTGAATTTTTAAAACAATATTATATTTCACAGGAATATCCTACGGCACCATCTGATGTCTTACAAAATATTGATGAATATGTAAAATTAGAAACTCTTCTCAATTCACAAGAAGAGACAAATCTTGGTTCTGATGTATCTTTTAGTGATACTGAGATTACTGTAGGTATTAATCTTGATACAAAACAGTATGGAACGTATCAATTTCCTGAAAGATATGGATTAATTAAAATTGATGATGAAATTATTTTATATACATCTAGGGATAGAAATTCTTTTAATGGTTGTGTTCGTGGATTTAGTGGTGTAACTGCATATGGGAATGATGAAGATAGACTTACATTCTCATCATCTGCTGCAACATCTCATATTCAAGGCGCAAATGTTGTTAATCTTAGTAATCTTTTACTAAAAGAATTTTTAATAAAACTAAAACAGCAAATTGCTCCTGGATTTGAAAGAAGAAAAATTAATAATGAAGTAAACGAAAGACTTTTCCTATCAAGATCAAAAGATTTTTATCAGACAAAAGGAACTGATGAATCTTTTAGACTTTTGTTTGCTGCACTTTATGGAGAAAAAGCAGAGGTTGTTAAACCTAAAGAGTTTCTTTTTAGGCCTTCTGATGCTCAGTATAGAAAAACAAAGGATATTGTTGTAGAAGCACTCGTAGGTGATCCCTCTGGATTAAAAAATCAAACTTTATATCAAGATGCATATCCTGAATATGATATAAGTCAATCATATGCAACTATTGTTGATGTAGAAAAAATTCTTAGAGGGGATAAAACATACTATCAACTTAGTGTTGACTTTGATTATAGTAAAGATATTGATTTGACAGGTGGCACTGTTCTTGGAGATTTTGCATCTCATCCCAAAACACAGAATACTGTTGTAGTTGCATCTGGATCTTCAGTAATTGATGTTGACTCTACAATTGGATTTCCAGATAGTGGACAGATTCAAATCAATGGTAATAGTGGCATTATTACTTACCGTTCAAAAACAATAAATCAGTTTACTGAAGTTGGTTTAGCGAATACAACTAACTTTGGAATTAACTATGATATCGCCTCAGGAACGGAATTAAATTTAAACGTTAGTGCATATGGTTTTCAGGGAATTAACCCTGTCTCAGTCGCTTCTAGCGATGCCTCAGCGGTAGGTGTAGCTACCACGTCTAAGATAGAAATTAGAATCGGTAAAGTACTTGGTGCAAATGTAATACCCGACAACACATCTAACTTTAGTAAAAATGATAATATTAATATTAAGTCACTTGGCAATACTACAACATCAGTTTTAGATAATAGTTGGTTTACAAACGTTAGCCCTAAGTATGATGTTAAGAGTACAAGTTTAATCGATGCTTCTAATTTCACATATTCTATTGTAACATTTGCAAAAAATAATTTAAATATTGGCGATAAAGTATCAGTTATTCAATCTGATGGAGTTGCTAAAAGTGGAGTTGTAATTGATATTGCAGCTGCAAATAAATTTACATTTTCGAGAGCAGGACAACTTGTAGGATCTACGTTTAGTGTTAGAAGAGATATATTAAAACCCGATGTTAGTAATATTAACTTCAATCAATATTCTTATATTGAAAAATCTTTTGCTAATGTTCAAAACACATATTCTAAGTTTAACGGTGATGTATTAGTTGCATCTTCATCTATACCTCACTATCACGATACGCCTCTCAACTTCTATGATAGAAAAGTTTCTTTAAATGGTGAGTATAATGGTGAAATATTTACTTTAGATCGCAANCATGGATTCTTTACTGGNGANAGAGTTTATTATGAATCTTACATTTATGAAACTCCTTATGCACAAAATGTAGAAAGTAAATTTTCTGAGATTGAACCAGGTGTTTACTATGTTAAAAGAATAAATGAATCTCAATTCAAGATTGCATCTAGCGTAACAAATCTCTTTAATAATAATTTTGTTTCTGTATCTGGTATCGTTACTAATAATTATTTGTGTGCTAATGACTTCTTTAGTAAAAATCTTGAACATCAAAAACTTTACAGAGAATTTAAAAATCCTGTAAATGATGGAGGAACATATGAAACACTTCCAGGTAGAACTGGAATGTTGGTTAACGGTGTAGAAATATTAAACTACAAATCTGGAGATACTGTTTACTATGGAACGATTAATTCAGTAAATGTTTCTTCTCCAGGAAAAGAATATGATATAGTTAACCCTCCTATTCTTTCTATTCAAGATTCTACTGGTGTTGGTGCAACGGGCATTGTAAATGTAAAAGGCAATTTGGAGAGAATTGAAATCCTTGATTCGGGATTTGATTATGTAACGGAACCAATTATCACCATAACAGGGGGCAATGGTACAGGTGCTGATGCATTTGCGAATACAAAACTTGTAACTCACTCAGTATCGTTCTATGCAACATCTGATAATGCACAAGTTGGATTATCCTCTGATACTATTGGATTTACAACTTTCCATAAGTTTAGAGAATCTGAAAGAGTAATTTACAAAACTGATGGACAAACGGCTATTGGAGGTGTTACAGACAATTCTGAATACTATGTAAAATTAGTTGATGAAAAAACTGTTAAGTTATTCAAGACAGAAGGAGATACTATTAATGGATCCAATGCTGTTGATTTAACTTCTAATGGTGTAGGTGTACATAGATTTGAATCCTTTAATAAAAAACGTGTTGTACTTGATGTAACTATCGCATCTACAGGATCAAATTATGAAAATAAAGAAAGAAGTATTGGTAGTGTTGGTATAAACACATCTTTAAGTCAAGTTAATATTATAAATCATGGATTTAATTCTGGAGAAACTATTACGTATTTGGGAAATGCAGATGGTTTAAGTAGTGATCAAAATTATATCGTTACTGAAGTAGATAATAATAACTTTAAACTTTCATCCGTTGGTGTTGGTACAACTGCAAAACCATTCTATTATAATACAAATCAATATGTAAATATTGAATCAATTGGATCAGGATCTCATACATTTAGATATCCTGCTATTTCTGTCAACATCACTGGGGAAATTGGTGTTACAACTTTTAGTGGACAAGACTTTAATGCTAAACTTCAACCTGTATTCAGAGGATCTATTGAATCTGTTTATTTGACTGACAAGGGTACTGATTATGGTTCCAGTGATATCATCAATTACAATAAACAACCAGTATTTGATCTTTTAAGTGGAAGGGATGCCGAATTACTTCCTATTGTAAACAATGGTAAAATTGAAGAAGTACTTGTAACAAGTAATGGTTATGAATATAATTCTGTTCCTAATCTTATTATCAATGGTGAAGGTAGATTTGCCAAACTTACACCTGTAATTAGTGGTGGACAAATTGTTAGAATTATTGTAGATAATCCTGGCATTGATTATACAAACACAACTACTGTAAGCGTTGTTGCTAGTGGCAGTAATGCAGTTTTCAACGCAGATATTAATAGATGGACAGTTAACCTATTTGAAAAATATCAGGACATCATTAGTGATGATGATGGTATTTTAGATGCATCATCTATAGACGAATATGGAATTGAGTACACTCATTTATATGCTCCTAGAAAATTAAGACAATCTTTATTTGGTAAAACAATTTCTTCTACCGATGGAACAAAATATGGAGTTGGCGATTTAAGACTTGATGGCTCAAATGTAGAAACAGAAGCACAGTTTCACTCCCCAATCATTGGTTGGGCATATGATGGAAATCCAATCTATGGCCCTTATGGTTTTAACACTCCGACTGGTGGAATCATCAAAGCACTTAGAAGTGGTTATAGTATAACACAATCTGTAAATCGCCCTGCATTATCAACATGGAAAAAAGGATTTTTCTGTGAGGACTATAAATTTACAGGAAACGGAGATCTTGATGAACATAATGGTAGATATTGTGTAACACCTGACTTCCCCAATGGCGTCTATGCCTACTTTGCGACTATCAGTGACGGATCAGTAGAAAGTTCTGGGCCTTTTGAAAACTTTAAGTTACCTCAGTATCCATATTTTATTGGTAATAAATTTAAATCCAAACCCAATACATTTAATTATCAAAATAATTCCTATCAAGGAAAGTATGATATTGTATCCAATGCATGGTTAAGAAACACCACGCCTTATGGATTGAGTTTGAATAATGTATCATATGATTTTGTAACTGAACCATACAAAATTTACGATGAAATAATTAACATAACATCAACGTCTGTTGGAACAATTGACAGTGTTGGTATTGTAACTGGTGGTGATGGATATCAGGTAGGAGACAGAATAGTATTTGAGTCACTTCCTGGTGCAACTGCAGCAAAAGCAAAAGTTTCTCGGGTTCTTGGTAAAGTTGTAAACAACATAAGTGTTGCATCTTCAAGTATTTCTAAATTAGAAATAGCACCAATTGATTCATCAGGAAGATTTGTTGCTTTCTCTACGTCTCCTCATGGATTTACAAATTCTAATTTAGTTACTTTATCTGGATTTAATACATCTATTACTTTAACTAATAAAACATTTAATATTGGAGTATCTACAGACTTCTATAACTTATCAACTGGAGTTGGAACAGCGGGTGCTACAGGTATTGTAACATATTTTTCAATTAGTGGTGGTGTTATTGATCGTGGAGATCTTTCAATTAGAGAAAATGATATATTTGAATTAGGATCTGAACAAGTTCGTGTATTAAATGTTGACAAAAATAGTTCAAGAATAAGAGTTGAAAGATCAGTCAACGCAACAGTATCCTCTGCACACACTGCAACAACATCTATTGCAGAACAAAATCGCAAATTTACCTTTAATTCTAATAGGCAAAATAAAGTAAACTTTGAATTAAATAAGCAGATTTATTTTGATCCTAAAGAAACCGTTGGTGTGGGAACACTTACGGGTGCAGGAGTAGGATCAACTATTTTCTTCTCAAATCCTGGATCAGGTATTAGTCAAGTTTTTGTTGAAAATAGAAGTTTATTCCTACCTAACCATAATTTGTTAACTGGTGATATTGTTAAGTATCATAATGGAGGAGGAGATTCTGTTGTAGTTACGGTTGATCCCACTGGTTCGACAACTTATAGTATTGCGAATGAAACACCTCTGTATGTTGCTAAAATATCTGATAATATTATCGGAGTCCAGACTTACAGAGTTGGAGTTGGTTCTACAGGTACTTTCGTAGGTATCGCTAATACAACAATGAATACTGGACTTCTATTCTTTACAGGAATAGGTACTGGTACAAATCATAGTATTCAAACAATCAAGTCGAATGTTGTAAATGCTGAGGTAACAAAGAATACTGTAACTGTATCAACTGCATCAACGCATGGTTTGACAATTGGTGACAAAGTTCAAATGAACGTCACTCCAGGAATTACGACAACTGTTACCGTTAAGTATAATGATCAGAATAGAAGAATTGTATTTAATCCACTCGGATTTACAACTACTGGTGTAAGCACAAGTCAAAATACAATTACTATCAATGATCATGGATTTAAATCTGGAGACAAAGTAATCCTTGATGCAAATCCGGCGGCAACAGGATTAGAAGATCAGAAAATTTATTATATTTCTAGGTTCTCAAAAGATAAAGTAAGACTTTGTAATTCAAAATTTGAAGCAGAAAAATTCAACCCCGAATTTGTTTCGATTGATATTGCAAGAAAAGGAACATTACTTTCAATTAATCCCACTTTAAATATATTTACAGGGAATACTGTTATTTTCAATCTGGGAGATTCTACTCTATCTTCTCTAAATGTTTCTACTCTATACTCTGCATTTGATTTAAATCTCTATAGAGATTCTAATTATACAGATAAGTTTGATGGATCTCTTACAAGTGATAACTTTGAAGTAACTAAAACAGGTAAAATTGGAATTGATGCGGCCGCTAAATTAACTCTTGTAGTCAATGATAAAGTACCTGAGAATTTATTCTATAAGTTCTCAGTTGTTAACTCTGACTTTATTGAAACGATCAAACAAGAGATTGTCATTGACAAAGAAGTAAATGGATTTAATAAAATCAATGTCATTAACAGTGTATATCAAGGAGAATTTGCAATCACTGGTATTGGCACAACAAACACATTTAGATATGATGTCAATCAACTTCCTGAAAGATCATCATATTCTTCTTTGAATGGTGGATTGTCATATAATACAAATGCTACTGGTGCGTATGGTGGTATTTCTGATGTTAGTATAACATTCAAAGGTTTAAATTATGGAGAAATAGTTGGAGTGTCTACAGTTGTAGGTATTGTAACAGGAACAGGAGCTCTTCTTGAACCAGCAAGTACTACGATTGGTAAAGTTCTTTCAACTAAAATTGAAAATATTGGATTTAATTATCCGACTGACTATACCATTCGTCCCACTACAAATCTTCCTGAGGTTCTTTCTCTTGAATCCCTTGCTTCCTTTGAAGAAATTGGAATTTCATCTGCAGGTAAAAACTACAGCATCGCACCGAATTTAATTGTTCTTGATGGACTGACTAGTAAGCATATTAATGATGTAGATCTTTTCTTTAGATTAGGAGATTCAAAAGTAACAGTCAGAAAGAACACAAGTGGACTTTCTAACATTACTCCTACAATTATACCTATAAGTAACTCAAATGGAGTTGCTATTAATGACATTTCTTTTGATATGTCTTCTAAGAATGTAACAGTTGGGTTTGACACTGGATTTAGTGATCAATCTCCTTTCGCTGTTGGTGATAAAGTTCTCATTGAGAATATTAGCGTAGGCGTTGGTTCCACAGCATCTGGATATAACTCAGTTGATTATAACTATTCACTCTTCACTTTGACTGATGTAAACATTCCACTTGGTGGTAGTGTTGGTGTAGTTACATTTAGTCTTTCTGGAATAATTGGTGACAATCTGTATGCAGGTAATTTTGATTCTTTAAATTCTGCAGGAAGAATTATTAATCAATCATCTTTCCCACAATTTAATATCAAATTAAGAAAGAATAATTTCTTGATTGGAGAGCAGGTTGTATCTAACAGTGGTATAGGAAAGGTTGATAGTTGGAATAATAGAATTGAACTTCTGAAAGTTTCAACGTCTAAAGATTTTAATATTGGAGATCTTGTAATTGGACAAACTTCTAGAACTCAAGGTAAAGTAAAGTCCAAAGTTGATTACAACTCAGAAATTGAAACAGAAGCGAGTTCAATTGTAGAAAAGGGATGGAATCAAACAACTGGATTCTTTAATGATAATCAACAGAGAATTCCTGACAATTTTTATTATCAAAACTTCTCTTATGCTATTAAATCTAAAATTCCATTACAAGATTGGGATGATGCCGTAAGTTCTCTCAATCACACGGCTGGTTTCCTTAAGTTTAGTGATCTTGTAATTGAATCTAAGACTGAACGTTCTAATACTGGAGTGTTTACTGATGAATCTTCTAGTATCTCTCTAACTGTTGATATCCTTCCTATTCCTGTATATGGTGGATTTGGTGGAGGATTTGGTGGAGGAATCAGTCTTAATTGCTTCCCTGCTTTTGATCTAGTAACCGAAAATTCTAAAGTTGCATCTGGTACTGTTTACTCTGATAGAATCTTCTTAGAGAACAGAGTACTTACTGATTTCTTTGAATCTTTTGGAAACAGAGTTCTGACAATTGATGATATTAGTCAGCAATTTAATAGTCAAGAACGTCCCACAAGATTCAGTATTGTTAAAAAGTTCTCTGTTGATCAAAGATCTAAGAAAATTTTCTCTTTCGTAAGAGATAAACTTTTTACAGGAGAAAGACAAGCATCGTTTGTTTCCCTTGTTCATGATACAAATACTGCCACAGTTCAAAACTACGGTAGAGTTGACAGCGTAACTGACTTGGGATCTTTTGACTTTAATATTTCTGGTTCTGAAGGACAACTTCTTTTCTATCCAACAAAATTCCGCAACAATGATTACAATATCTCTTTGATGAGTTTTGATATTGATAATAGTGTTTCTGGTGTTGGTACATTTGCACTTGGAGAGATTTGTGATATTACTTCTACACAAGTTGATGTACCCGCTGCATCTACCACTACAATCGTAGGCATTGCATCTACGTATAGATCCTCCAAGATTTTGGTTGAATATACAACAAATGATGGAAGATTTGGAACCAATGAGTTAAATGTCATTCATGATGGAACAACAGTTGATGTTCTTGAGTATGGTGAAATAGTCACAGGACAACCAACATTGGATATGGGAACATATTCTGCCAGCATGTCATCTGGTACTGTTAATGTTAACTTTACCCCTGCAGCTGGATTAGCATTAACTGCTAATACAATCAGAGTATCAATGTCCAGCACTGAATCTGTTGGTGTTGGTACAACGATTATTGGACAAGGAACAGAAAACATTGGTTCACTTGAATCCTTCCAAACTTCTCTCGCTGCAAGTGGCACCCCTGGTATCCATACAATTGCCACATATACATGTGGAGGTATAAATGATTATCAGGCAGCATACTACATCGTAAGTATTGAAGATACAACTAACAATCAATATCAACTCTCTGAAATCATTGTTCTTAATGACAACTCTGAATCTTACATTACAGAGTATGGAACTCTAACAACTGGAAGTGGTATTGGTACAATCGGTGCTTTAATGACATCGACTAAAACACATCTTCAATATACTCCTCCTGCAAGTGTTGACACTCAAGTTCGCGTCTATCAACATGCAGTTCAATTGGTTGAAGTAAATAACACTCTTGATAATGAAATTGATCTAAACAATGCTTCAATTACTGCAGGATTTGGTTTCTACGAGGGAACTGCTAAGGATGTTAAGAGATCATTTGGATTAACTCATAAAGGACAACCTATCTTCCTTAGAAACTTTAATGGTAGTGATACCGCCGTTGTTAGTACATCAACAGGAACGATTAAAATTCCAGATCATTTCTTTGTAACCGGTGAACCAGTCAACTATTCTGTTGGCATATCAACTAATGTAAGAATTGGAATCGAGACAACTTCATTTGCTGGGATAGGAAATACTACAATCCTCCCTAATAATACAAATGTGTTTGTAATTAAGGATAATGATGCAACAATCAGATTGGCATCTTCTGCAGAAAATGCTTTAGCATCTACACCAGTAGCAATCGGAATTACTGGAGTTGGTTTAGGTACATTCCACACATTTAAATCTAGTAAGCAAAATACAAAATGCTTGGTTGCACTCGATAATTATATTCAAAATCCAATAGTTTCTACTGCAGTAACCACGACTTTAGATACTCAGATTGAACTTTCTGATACAGTTATTGAGACAATTGGTATTACATCATTCTTTGCCGCCGATTTGATTCAGGTTGAAGCAGAGATTATGAAGATCAGTACTGTTGGATTAGGAACAACCAATGGTATTCTGGTTGATCGTGGATGGATGGGAACTGGAATCACCACTCACCCCGTTGGTGTTGCAGTAACAAAAGTTGATGGTGCATACAATATTATTGATAATGTTATTAATTTCTACACTGCACCTCAAGGCCCAGTTCCTATTGGATCCACTACCAACCCTCCCGATGAGAGAGATTGGACTGGTATTACAACGCACTCTAAGTTCCAGGGTAGAACGTTCATTAGATCACAAAATACTGGAAGTACTAATGGTGCATATAATACCAACTATATTTTTGATAGTGTTGCTGATCAATTCGATGCTCAGACAAAGAGATTTACATTAAAGTCTGAAAACAAAGATGTTATTGGATTCTCAACAAATAATGCAGCGGTGCTTATCAATGGAGTGTTCCAAGGGCCTACAGGACAACTGAGTATAGATCAAGATTATAGTATGAGTGAAGGTAGTGGTATTAGTAGCATAACCTTTACAGGAACTGCTAGTTCAATTGGAAATGATCCAAACACTGCATCTATTCCTGTTGGAGGATATATTATCTCTGTCGGATCTACTGCGGGACTTGGTTATCAACCTCTTGTATCTGCTGGTGGTACAGCAGTTGTTTCTATTGCTGGAACAATCGCATCTATCGCCATTGGTAGAACTGGTTCTGGATATAGACAGGGATCACAAACTGTAAATGTTGGAGTTTATACATCATCTACAGGCAGAACTGGAATTGAATTTATTGGTACTGCTGCAGTAAGCAACGGACATATTGTAAGTGTTGCAATCACAAATCCGGGATCTGGATACCAAGTTGGTTCTGAACCAGTTGTAGTATTTGATACTCCTCTTTCATACTCTAATATTCCTTTGGTTTACTCTGGCGAATCTCCCGTAGCAGGAGCAGGAACTGAAGCAACCATCGATATTGTTGTCGGACAAGGTTCTAGTGTTATNGATTTTGAAATTAAAAACTTTGGATATGCTTACGGACAGAAACAAGTTCTTACCGTTGCTACAGGTGGTTCTACTGGAATTCCTACTGACACTAACTTCACATTTGATGAGTTCCAAATTACTGTTAACAAAGTTGATTCTGATAAATTCTCTGCATGGCATTTTGGTGAACTTGAGCGTCTTGATAATATCAACAATGAATTTGACGGTGTTAAGAGAGGATTTACACTCAAGAGAAATGGTTCTCCTGTCACAGTAAGATCGAGAGCGGGTTCAAACGTTGATGTACAATCAACCCTTTTGATATTCATCAATGATATTCTGCAGGTTCCTGGTGAGGCATATGAATTCAATGGTGGTAGCATACTCAACTTCTCTGAGGCACCTAGAGGCCCATCTTCCGATGGAGCATTCAGCGGTGATACTTGCAAGGTTCTCTTCTACAAAGGATCTGGTGACATTGACGTAACATTCCGCAATATTCTTGCGACTATAAAGGATGGTGATGATTTCTCTATCAGAGGTGATGAAACTCTTGTCCCCGGATCCCTTGATCAAGGTGCAAGACTTATTACCGAGATTTTATCTACAGATACTATTAAAACAAATCCTTATTATGGAAGAGGTGTTGATCCTAATCCCGATCACGCACGAACTGTCACTTGGTGCAAACAAACCGTCGATAAAGTTATCAACGGTAAGATCGTTAGTAAAGCAAGAGAACTCAATGCAGCACTTATCAATCCTAGAACTAATTTAATTCAATCGGTTGGTGTCGGATCTACACAACTCTTTGTTGAGAGTGTTATTCCATTCTTCAATCCTGATGATGAAAATCAAACTACTAAGAACACACAAACAGTAAGAATTGTATCTCAAAACAATATTGTAGCAGCTGCAGCAACAGCAGTTGTATCTATTGCAAATACTGTTGAATCAATCACGATTGGTTATGGTGGAACAGGATACACTTCTGCACCCTCAGTCACTATTGAAACACCTGTAGGACTTGGAACGACTGCAAGAGCGACTGCTACAGCAACACTGACAGGTGATACTGTATCAGCAATTACTGTTTCTACTCCAGGAGTTGGATATACCAGAACATCTATTCCTCAAGTTTTGATTGAAGCACCTTCAGTTATTAAAGAAACAAATACAACTTCGCTATATCAGGGAGATTTCGGTGAAATCGTTGGATTGACATCAACGTCAGTAGGAGTTGCATCTACAGGACTTGTCATGGAGTTCTTTATTCCCGTCGATTCTTTCTTAAGAAACACAAAGGTTGTTGGTGCTGCTGTCACTTTAAGTGATATTTCGGTTGGTGATTATTTCACCGTAAGAAATAGCAACGTTGGTAGTGGTGTTACATCACTATATCAAACTGGTGGGACATTAGGTGTTACAACCCAATTCCTTGATTCTGTTTATGAAGTTGCAGCAGTCTCTGTTGCAACAACAGCAGTTGCAGGTGTTGGTATCACCTACATTAAGAAAGTCACAGTTAGTGTTGAGGATCTTGGTGATATTTCTGGAATTGGATTAACAGAATTCTACGGTGAATTCTCTTGGGGTAAAATTACCCTCGGAGATAGAACAAATGCCATTGCATTTGATGCATATCTGTTGAACGGTATCTCCGGTATTACAACTGGTGGTGTTGTTAATAGAGTTGAACCTCTTAAACTCGTAGGATACTCTACAACATAACTAATAAATAAGTAAAAAACTACGCAAAAATGGCTGCGATTATAACTGATCAACTTCGTATTCTAAACGCAAAAGATTTTGTTGCTAGTGTGGCTTCCACTAGTAACTCTTTTTATTCATTTGTAGGGTTACCCAATCCTACTGATGTTGATGCGAGTTGGGATAGCAGTCCACCTGATCCAAGAGACAATTTTGATGAGGAGAATAATTATTGGGACACAATGATTGCCCTCAAAAAAATAGATGCAGATGATGTAAAGCAAGTAATTAAAAAAATAACTTGGCAGTCAGGTACAACATATGATATGTACCGAAATGACATCAAAGCAGAGAGTCCATCTAAACCATCTAATGCAATTAGTTTGTATGAAGCAAATTATTTTGCAATGAACTCTGACTATAGAGTTTACATCTGCTTACAGAATGGATCAACTCCAGAAAACCCAAGTGGTAGATCCTCCCTCGATGAACCAACTTTTACTGATCTAGAACCCAGAGAAGCTGGAACTAGTGGTGATGGATATATTTGGAAATATCTTTTTACTATTAAACCTGGCGACATTGTTAAGTTTGACTCTACAAACTTCATGCCGGTTCCTAAAGATTGGACAACAACCACTGACGCTAATATTTCTGCCGTAAGAAATAATGCCAGTACTAGTGGACAATTAAAAATTGTAAAAATTACTAACAGAGGTGTTGGGTTAGGAACTGCAAATAGAATTTACACTCGTGTTCCAATTAAAGGTGACGGAAATGGTGCAGAATGCACTATTGCTGTTAACAACAACTCAAATGTAGAATCTATTACTGTTTCAAATGGAGGATCGGGGTATACATTTGGAACTATTGATTTAGTTGCTGGTAATGTTCCCACTGGTACAACATCTCCAATATTTGATGTTATTATCCCTCCTCAAGGTGGACATGGATCAAATGTTTATAGAGAACTTGGAGCAAGAAACGCTCTAATTTATTCTAGAATTGAGAATGATAGTGAAAATCCTGACTTTATTACAGGAAATGAAATTGCAAGAATTGGATTGGTTCAAAATCCAAAAGCATATAATACTTCATCTAATCTTGAACTTGATAAAGCAGCAGCAACATATGCACTTAAATTAACTGGTGCTGGATATAGTTCTGCCACCTTTACTGCTGACGCTTTTATTACTCAAACAGTTGGACTAGGATCTACTGCTGTTGGTAGAGTTGTATCATATGATCAAGTAACTGGGGTTCTTAAGTATTGGCAAGATAGATCTACTGCTGGATTTAACACTAATGGATCTGCAAACACGAATCCTGAATATGGATTCAAGATGAACAGATTTACACCCGGTATTGTTGATGGTGGATCATTCAATATTATGGGTGGATCAGCAACTTTAGCAATCCAATCCTCATTTACAGGTATTTCTACTGAAATAAATAGTCGTACCTATTACCTGGGGCAATCCTTTAATGAGGGTGTTGCTCAACCAGAGGTTGAAAAATATACCGGTAATATTATTTACGTTGATAATAGGCCTTCTATAACAAGATCGTCTAATCAAAAAGAAGATATCAAAATTATCTTGCAGTTCTAACGAATTATGTCACAGGAAACCAATCTCAATGTCGCTCCATATTTTGACGACTTTAGTCCTGAAAAGGATTATTACAAGGTTTTATTTAAACCCGGTTATCCAGTACAAGCAAGAGAATTAACCACTCTTCAATCCATCCTGCAAAATCAGGTTGAAAAGTTTGGGCAGCACTTTTTTAAAGAAGGTGCTAAGGTAATTCCTGGAAACACAACATTTTCAACTAACTATGATTGTGTTGTTTTAGAAAACTCATACTTAGGAGTTCCCATTCTTGATTATATTGATCAAATAGTAGGAGCTCAAATCACCGGAGAAAATTCTGGTGTTACAGCAGTTGTTGATAATTATATTCTTAGTTCTGACTCTACAAGAGATCAAGTTACATTATATGTAAATTATTCTGGATCTGGAACAAGCAATCAAGAAGGTATTTTTAGAGATGGTGAACTTTTAAGTGCAAACATCACTATTTCAACTGCAAATACTCTGATTGCTGAGGGAGTTCCATTTGCTTCTACTGTAGGGCAAAACGCAACTGCAATTGCATCAGCTTACTTTATAAGTAATGGTGTTTATTTTGGTAAAGGTACTTTTCTTAATGTAAGTGAGCAGAAATTAATTCTTGATCAATATTCAAATACTCCAAATTATAGAATTGGATTGTTACTTGAAGAGCAAATTATCAATTCTGATTTAGATCCCACACTGACTGATAATTCAGCAGGATTTAATAATTTTGGATCTCCTGGTGCTGATAGACTTAAAATTTCTACTAGACTTTTTAAAAAAGATTTAAGTGATTTTGATGATAGTAACTTTGTAGAACTTGGAACTATCATTAATGGTGTTTTACGTGAGAGAAATACTAGTGATTATTCTTTTATCACTGACGAGTTAGCAAGAAGAACCTATGCCGAATCTGGCGATTACTATGTTAAATCATTTGGACTTAATGTCAAAGAGTCTTTAAATGATAGAGAAGGAAATAGAGGATTATTCAACGCTGATCAAACAACATATGGCGGATCTACACCATCCGATGATTTAGCAATCTATCAAATCTCTCCTGGTAGAGCATTTGTAAAAGGATATGATGTTCGAACAACTGCGCCAACGTTTCTTGATGTTCAGAAACCTAGAACAACAAAAACTCTTAAGCAGCAACAAATCAATTATAAAACAGGTGAAACTCTTAAATTAAATAGAGTTCATGGATCACCTACGATTGGTATCGGTAATACATATATTCTTAGTTTACGTGATTCTAGAGTTAGTGATAGTGCAACTGGAATCGCCGGTAAAGAAATTGGATTAGCAAGAGTTTATGACTTTAGTCTTGACTCTGGAACTTATAATGGATCAAATTCAAGTATTAACGAGTGGGGAGTATCACTGTTTGATGTTCAAACAACCACTGAGATTACATTAAACGAGAACATTACGCTCTCAGTTCCTACATTTATCAAAGGAAAACAAAGTGGTGCAACCGCTTTCTTAAAAGACGCTGCTGCAAATACTACATCTCTTGTAGTATATGAAACTTCTGGCAAATTTATCAACAATGAAAATTTTATTATTGATGGATTAGAGAATTCAAGAGTAGCAGTTGCTATAACTGCTAATGGAATCAGTGATGTTTTATCAGTATTTGGTAGTGCAAACGGTGCTGAGGTTGGAGCAGCGAAAACTTTCTCTGCCGATGTAGTTCTTTCTCCCAATTTTAACATTGGAGTTGCTACTATTACTGCAGCTGCTAATAATTTTACATCAGTAATTAGATCAACTAATACATTGTTCCCAGGACAAATTAAAACTGGAAATATTTTATCATTTACAGGATCTTTGTCTCAAGATCCAATTTTTGCATCTGTTGTTAGTGTAGCATCATCATCTATTACTGTAACTGGTGTTTCTACTGTTAATGGAGTCGCTAGTGGTGATATTCCCACATCTGCAGCAACTCTTAGTGATTTAAAAGTTATCGCCAGTACTCTCGGAATTACTGATGATAGCACTCTGTTCACTGAATTGCCTAAGAGTAATATTTCTGAAGTAGATTTGAGTAATGCACAGATTGTTATCAGAAAAACTCAGCAAGTCAACATTGTTGATAACAAGTTATCTGCTGCAGTAACATCTGGTTCAAATGAGACATTTTTACCATTCACTCCCGAAAGATATACTCTTATCAGAAGTGATGGTTCTACTGAAGAATTAACTTCAGATAAAGTTCAACTTAATTCTGGATCTAATCAATTAGAAATTTTCAATTTAGGTACTGATGATGAAGCAACTCTCGTCACTACACTGAAGAAGATTAAACCAAAAGCAAAAAATAAAATTAAAAATAGAGTTAACTCTATTATAGTTGATAAATCTGTTAAGAGTGCATCAGGTATTGGATCTACAACCCTAAATGATGGATTAACTTTTGGTAATTATCCATTTGGCACAAGAGTTCAAGATGAACATATATCACTTAATTCTGCGGACTTAATTGAAGTTCATGGTATTTTTGAACTTGCAACTGATCCTTCCGTTAATAATACAAATCCTTCTGCGCCAACAATGGTTCTGTCTAATTTAACAGGGCCCACTTCTAAGACATCCGATTTAGTAATTGGTGAATCTATTGTTGGTGAAACTTCGGGATCTCACGCCATTGTTGGTGTAAAAGTGACGGATTCTAAAATTGCATTCTTATCAAAGAATCAAATTAGTTTCAAAGAGGGAGAAGTTGTAAAATTTGAAGAATCTGATGTAAAAGGTGTGGTAACTACATTAGACACCCCCAGTAAGGATATCTCTTTTAGGTATTCTTCTTCAAATGGACAAAATGGTGAGTTCTATAATTATGGAGTTCTGAATAGAAAGAACGGAGAAGAATCTCCTCAAAGAAAAATAATTGCATATTTCACTAATGGAAGTTATGAGTCTACAGACGATGGAGATATTACCACTGTAAACTCATATTCATCTTTTGATTATTCCACTGAAATACAAAGTGTAAACTTTATTAGAAACTCAGATATCATCGATATCCGTCCTAAAGTTTCTGACATTGTATCAGTTTCAGAAGGGGATCGTTCTCCACTTGAATTTAACGGCAGAACATTCAACATTACCGGAAACTCTGCGCCAAATATTCTTGCTTCAAATGAAGGAATAATCACTGATTTCTCTTTCTATCTTGGAAGAATTGATAGAGTATATCTTACTAAAGATGGTTCTTTCCAAGTTAAGTATGGAACTCCTGCAGAAATTCCTGATAAACCCACATCGGTTGATGACGCATTAGAAGTCGCTTCGATTGAACTACCTCCATACCTGTACAATGTGACTGATGCATCTAAGAAGTTCTTAGAGCATAAGCGTTATAGAATGGTTGATATTAAGCAACTTGAAAATAGAATTAAGAATCTTGAATTCTTTACCTCACTTTCATTACTTGAAACTAATACTGCAAATCTTTTCGTTCCTGATGCAAATGGGTTGAATAGGTTCAAATCTGGATTTTTTGTTGATAATTTTACATCATTCCTTGCTCAAGAAGATTCTGTTGACTTGAAGAACAGTGTTGATTTTAATCAAAAAGAGGCACGTCCTAAGCATTATACAACTCAAACAGATTTAACTCAAAGTCTAACTGGATCAGGTGACTTAAGATTTATCAGTCCAGATGGAACTAATATCAAAAAAACAAACGATATTGTAACTCTTGATTATACCGATGTTGAGTGGTTATCACAACCTTTTGGTACAAGAAGTGAAAGCGTTACACCTTTCATTATTGGATTCTGGGTTGGAGCACTTGAACTTCTTCCTGCATCCGATTCTTGGACTGATCAAGTAAGACTTGAAGCAAATATTGTTCAGACTGAGGGCAATTTCTCAGAAACTCTTGAAAGAGCAACTAGAACTCTTAATGTTGATCCTCAAACCGGATTTGCTCCAGCAATTTGGAACTCTTGGGTTAACAATTGGACTGGACAAGAAGAAGTTCTTGGTTCACAAACTAGAACTGCACTCCAAAGAAGACAATTTGATCGTGGAAATACAAGATTTAATGTAACAACAACTACAACTTTAAGAGATACCACAAGACAGTTATTTGACACTGGTGTTTCAACAAGAAGTGGGGCAAGGACAGTTGTTACAGAGCAGTTTGATAATGAGTCTCTTGGAGATAGAGTTATTAGTAGAGATTTAATTTCTTTTGCTAGATCAAGAAATATTGAATTCAATATTCGCTCTCTCAAACCCAACACTCAAGTTTATGGTTTCTTTGATGGTGTTGCTATTTCAGATTTTTGTATTCCAAAACTTATTGAAATTAATATGGTTTCGGGAACCTTCCAGGTTGGAGAAACTATTTCCGGAACAATGCGTCCAGTTGGAAACATTTCTGGATCTGAGGGAGATCCATCTATTACCTTCAGAGCAGCGCAAGCAAACCATAAAGCGGGTGCTTTTGATACTGCTACGGAGATTTACTCTACAAACCCGTACAACTCCTCTCAGACGCTTCCTAGCGCCTATTCATCTACGTCTACCATCCTTAACGTAGACACGTTCTCACTTTGTGATCAACCACAAGGTGCATTTATTGGAAACATCTCGCCTGAGATGATCTTAGTTGGACAAACAAGTGGTGCTCAAGCAATTGTTTCCCAAGTAAGACTAATATCTGATTTTACTTCCTCTTTGATTGGTAGTTTCTTTGTTCCTGATCCTAATATTATTACTAATCCTAGATTTGAAGTTGGAACTAAAGTTCTTACCTTTATTGATGATGTTAATAATGATCTTAGAAATGCATCTACTCGTGCAACATCAACCTTCCAAATTAGTGGTGTAATCGAAACAGTACAAGAAAATATTGTCTCTGTTAGAAATGCCAGCGTTCAATCTCAGAATATTTCTGATACAAGAGATATTAGCCAGAGAAATGAAACTGTTGCAACGCAAGTTCTTAATACTGAGGTAGTGTCAACACAAACACAAACAAGAACTCAAGATCTAAATCCACCTGATCCTCTTGCACAAACATTCGTTGTTGAAGATAATACTGGTATTTTCTTTACCAAGTGTGATATTTTCTTCGAGCAAGTTGACAACCTTGGAATTCCTGTAATTTTTGAACTCAGAACAGTTGAGAATGGAACTCCTACAACAAATATACTACCTCTTTCACAATCGATTTTATTCCCTGAACAGGTAAATGTCAGTGATGATGGATCTGTTGCAACATCATTTACACTTCCTGCTCCAGTTTACTTGGAACCTGGAATTGAATATGCAATGGTTGTAAGATCTGCATCTGCAAGATATAGAGTCTTTATTTCTAGAGTTGGTGAAAATGATCTAGTCACTCAAACGTTTGTATCCAATCAACCTTATCTTGGATCCCTTTATAAGTCTCAGAATGGATCTGTTTGGGAACCAAGTCAGTGGGAAGATTTGAAGTTTATGATTTATAGAGCGGATTTCGTTGAAAATGGATCCATTGAAGTATACAGTCCTGAGCTAAGCAGAGGTAATAACCAAATTGCCAAACTGCTACCTAATTCAATCAGTCTTGCATCGAGATCGGTACGTATCGGTATCGGATCTACACTTCAAGACACGGATTTAACCCTTGGTAACACAATTATTCAACACGGTAGTAACGCATCTGGTGATTTTATTGGTAAAGCAGGAATTGCAACTGGTACATTAAATATAATTAATTCTGGCATTGGATTTACTCCTTCTTCAGGATATCTTGAGTATACTGGTGTCGAACTTATCAATATTACTAGTACTGGTAGGAATGCAAAAGCAGATATAACAATTGATAATGGAGTTGCAGTTGGTGCAACTATTTCTGAAAACGTTGCTGCAAGTGGCGGACAAGGTTATATTGTTGGTGATGTACTAGGTATATCTACTATTGGAAATAACAATCTTGGAAGAAACCTTAGATTATCCCTCGTTTCTATTGCTAATACAAATGAATTACTCCTCGATAACGTACAAGGAGATTTTATTACTGGCGCAGGAAACACAGTTCAGTTCCGCAATAATGCCGGACTTACTACCAATCTTAACGCTGCTCAAGGCGGTAATGTTCTTATCGATGGTATTAACAATGTAGTGAGCGATGGTACTCACTTTACTGTTAATCATAAAAACCATGGTATGAATTTTGCAGACAACAGAGTCTCTATTTCCGATGTTGAATCTGACATTCTTCCTGTAAAATTAACACAAACATTGAATTCATCCTCTACATCACCAATTACTGTTGATGTTACCACAGGATTTGATACATTTGAAAATGTTGGAGTTGGAACCACTAATCTTGGATATCTTAAGATTGGTGAGGAAATTGTTTCTTATGAGTCTGCCTCTGGAACAGTAATTACCATCACAGAAAGAGGAATCGATAGCACTGTTGCTAAGAATTATCTCTCAGGAACACAAGTCTTTAAATATGAACTGGGTGACGTATCTTTGAGAAGAATTAATAGAACTCATAATCTTAATGATGTGACTGCGGCAAGTCCACGCACATTTGACACATATAAAGTCAAATTAAACATGGGTGAAAGTGGAGTCGGACGCTCTACTGGCGAGAGTTTCCCAATTCTTTATATGGGAGAAACTAAATCTTCTGGCGGTAATAACATCAAGGCTACACAAAACATTCCTTTTGAGATCTTAACCCCACAAATTCAACATGTTACTGTAAGAGGAACGAATATTGATTCTGAGGTAAGAACGATCTCTGGATCTTCTATCAGTGGAAATGAAATTCCATATCTCGATCAAGGATTTGAATCAATTTCTATCTCTAGATCTAATTACTTCTCCACGCCTAGAATTATTGCTTCTAAGGTAAATGAGAATGCCAAACTTTCTACACTTCCCGGTAATAAGTCCATGACTATGAGACTTAACTTTGGCACCACTGATTCTAGAGTTTCGCCTGTAATTGATACTCAAAGAATGAGTGTTATTTACACATCAAATCGTGTAGATAGTGTAATTAGTAACTATGTTACTGATAATAGAGTAAAGAGTATTGACGCAGATCCTACTGCGTTCCAATATCTTTCTAAAGAGATTGCTTTAGAAAATCCTGCAACTTCTGTTAAGATAATTGTTGATGTTGAAAAGGATAGAGACGCTGATATCAGAGGATTCTTTGCAATCTCTGATCATCAAAACTTCAATCCAATTTATGAGGCATTCCCAGGATTTAATAATATTAACGAAAGAGGACAAATTATCAATGTTGCAAATAATGACGGTTCTTCTGACACTTTTGTCTCCCCTTCTGAAGATTATAGAGAACATACCTTCACAATTGACGAACTACCGTCCTTTAAGTCATATAGAGTCAAACTACTTCTCACATCCACAAACCAAGCAAATCCACCTAAGATCAGAAACTTGAGAGTCATAGCATTAGCATAATGAAACATTTAAAAGTCGAAGGACACAATAATTTCCTTAGAAACAGTGATACTGGTGCTATTATTAATAGTGATAAATCTGGATATTCATCTTACATGATGAATAAAGGTATTAAAAATAAGGAGAGTACTAGAATAGAGAATGTTGAGCAAGATCTTGCTAATATTCACAATGAACTTAGTGAATTAAAATTACTTATTAAAGAGGCACTTTATGGATCCCGATAGCATAACACTTAACAATTTTGTCAAAGAGTTTGAATACATTAAGTTAGCATCTGAGATAGATAGTTGTGATGATAAAGAATCTTTAAAAAACATCGCAAAGTCCTTTGCAAAACTTTATTATAAACAACAAGAGACATTATCTATGATAGGTATACCTGCCAATGGCTAATCAAAACGTAACTTTCGATGTAGCATCTGGTGCTCCATATCCCGTAAATCTTAACATTTTCGGTGGAGCAAATTTTAGTGATAAATTTACTATTATTAATCCAGATTCTAGTGCGTTTAGATTTGATACTGGCGCTGGAGCTACTCCCAGTAGTCCAGTTGAGTGGACAGGAACTGCTGCAATGTCAAAAAGTGTAGCAGTAGGTGCTACATTAGGAGTCACAACCGCGTTTAATGTTGGATTTACTAGTGCAAGAGATGGTGTTATAACACTATCTTTAAATCCAGCAGCTACTAGAAATCTTAAACCTGGTAGATATGTTTATGATGTTTTGGTAAGTTCTGGCAACACAGTGTACAACATTATTAATGGCGATATTTTAGTAAGAGCAGGTATCGCCACAAACCCATAAATAGGTAAAAAGATAAATGCAACCATCAACTAGAGCGGAGTTAGTAGACTACTGCAAACGAAAGTTAGGTGCTCCAGTCCTTGAAATTAATGTTGCCGACGAGCAAATTGAGGACTTAGTTGATGATGCAATACAATATTTTTACGAAAGACACTTTGATGGTGTTGGACAAGTATTTTTAAAATATAAAGTAACTCAAGACGATATTAATAGAGGTAGAAGTCCAGCTCCGGGTGTCACTCAAGCAGGAATTGTAACTACTACCGCTACAGCAATAATTGATGGTGCAGAAACTACATTTTCTTACTTAGAAAACAGTAATTATATTCAAGTTCCACCTTCAGTTATAGGAATTAATAAAATATTTCAATTTGCCGGTGGAAATTCCCTTAGTGGCGGCATGTTTAGTGTAAAATATCAAATGTTTTTGAATGATGTCTATTTTTATGGGAATATAGAGTTATTATCATATGCAATGACTAAGACATATCTCGAAGATATTGATTTTTTGCTGAATACTCACAAACAAGTTAGATTTAACCAAAGACAAGATAGATTATATCTTGATATTGACTGGGGTACTGTAAATGCTGGAGAATATCTGATTATAGATTGTTTTAGAACGGTTGATCCAAATGATTTTTCTAGAGTATATAATGATTCTTTCCTAAAACCATATTTGACTGCTTTAATTAAGCGTCAATGGGGACAAAACCTCATGAAATTTCAAGGTGTTAAACTTCCTGGTGGTGTAGAACTTAATGGTAGACAAATATATGAAGATGGACAAGCAGATCTTGATAAAATTGCTACAAAAATGTCCAATACATATGAACTTCCTCCCCTTGACATGATCGGATAATGGCACTTAATCCTTTTTTCTTACAGGGCTCTCAGGGAGAGCAAAGTCTTGTCCAAGACTTAATCAACGAACAGTTGAGGATGTATGGTGTTGAAGTTTATTATTTACCAAGACAATATGTCACTAAAAGTAAGATAATTAGAGAGGTAATTACATCAGAATTTAATCAATCTTATCCAATTGAAGCATATGTTGATAATTTTGACGGATATGGCGAAAATACGGTACTTTTATCAAAATTTGGTGTTCAAGCAACCAATGAACTTAAGTTAATTATCTCACAAGAAAGATTTTCTTCATATATTACTCCATTAATTAAAAATTTACCAAATATTGAGCTTGCAACTCGTCCTAAAGAAGGTGATTTAATCTATTTTCCTCTTGGTGACAGACTTTTTGAAATTAAGTTTGTTGAGCATGAAAAACCATTTTATCAGTTGCAAAAAAATTACGTTTACGAACTAACTTGCGAACTGTTCAGAGGTGAAGATGAAGTTCTGGATACTGGTATTGAAGAAATCGATGATACCTTCGATGTGGAAGGAAATATCCGATCTCTCACACTTGTTGGATCCGGAACCACCGCCACCGCTTTCTCTGGAAGAATTGCATCAGGTGCCGTCAACCAAATTATCGTTACCAATAGAGGTGAAAAATACAATCATCCACCCATTGTTGCAATTTCATCTGCACCTACCAGTGGCACCCGCGCTACAGGCATATCAACTTTACGTGACGACATTGCTAATTGTGATGGAACTTTAATTGGTTCTAAAGTACAAGGAGTCTTTATTGTAAACCCCGGAGCAGGATACACTATTAATCCAGGTATTGTTTTTGTAGGTGTTAACACTAATCCTGGTGTTGGTGCAGCGGCAACCACTAGAATATCTGATAATACTGTTGGTATTGTTACTATTAGTGATGGTGGTGGTGGATATGTATCTGCTCCTACCGTAACATTCAGCAGTCCTGGTATTGGAACTACGGCAGCAGGTGTTGCAGTCGTTTCTACAGCAGGTACAGTCACCGCGATCTACCTTACAAACGCTGGTGCAGGATATACAGTTGCACCTACGATTACACTTTCTTCTCCAGATATGGGTGGATCTGGTAATTACATTCCAACAGAAACTATTACTGGACAAACGAGTGGTATCACTGGAATAGTTAAGACGTGGAATAGTGTCACTAATGTTCTCACCTATTCTAATGTTTCTGGAGACTTCTTACCAGGAGAATCAATACAAGGTTCTGAGAGCGGTGCTGCTTATGTGATTAGAGTTATTGAAGATGATAACACAGTTAACAAGTATCCAGATAATAATGAAATAGAACTGTCTGCAAAGGATGGAATTATTGATTTCTCAGAATCTAACCCCTTTGGCAATCCTTAACATAAATAAAACTAAAGTAAGGCAATAGTATGTTTGAATACTTTTACCATGAAATCCTGAGAAGAACGATTATTTCGTTCGGAAGTCTTTTTAATGGAATTGATATCAAACATCTGGATTCTTCGGGTAACGTTGAAGAAGTTATCAAAGTTCCACTAGCATACGGGCCTTCTCAAAAGTTTTTAGCAAGACTTGAGCAATCGCCAGATTTAAACAAACCTACTGCGATTACTCTACCAAGAATGTCCTTTGAATTTACAGGACTTCAATATGATGGCAGTAGAAAAGTAACAACAACTCAAACATTTAAATCGCAAAGTGTAGGTATTGCCACTGCAATTAGAAAAACCTATATGCCGGTGCCTTATAATATGGCATTTGAACTTTCTATATTTTGCAAGTTGAATGATGACATGCTTCAAATTATTGAACAAATTTTACCATACTTTCAACCAGCATATACATTATCTGTAAATTTATTAGATACTATTGGAGAAAAGAGAGATATTCCTGTAGTGATTGAAAATATTTCAATACAGGATGATTACGAGGGCAATTATACTACTAGAAGATCTCTATTATATACAATTAGATTTACTGCAAAAACATATTTGTTTGGCCCTGTTGGAGACACATCAAAAGCATCCAGAGATCTTATCAAAAAGGTACGTGTTGGATACGTTCAAGACGATTCTTCTACACCTACAAGGGATCTTACTTATACAGTATTACCAAGAGCAACACAAAGTTACACAGGTAATGTTGTTACAAACTTAGCAGAGGATGTTGGTACAACTACGAACATCTTACGTGTTAATGATTCTTCTGAAATATCTGAAAACACATATATCGTTATTGATAATGAATCAATTTACGTTGATAGAAAAGAAGCAAATACGCTCTTTACAAAGAGAGGGCAAGATGGAACTCTCACCGCGTCTCATGTTGGTGGAACAGCAGTTAATTTTGTTACTGCTGCCGATGATGCTCTCATACAAATCGGTGATGACTTTGGATTTGACGGGAGTCTCACATGAGTTTTGATAGTTTAAATGACACATTTGATGTCTCTAGTGAAATAGTTTCTAGTGAACCAATCAAACCTATTCCCAAAGAAGTAGAAGCAATAAAAACTGACACAAGAAAAGATTATGAATATACAAGAGGTAACTTGTATTCATTAATCGAAAAAGGACAAGAAGCAGTAAATGGTATTCTTGAACTTGCACAAGAAACTGAACAAGCAAGAGCATATGAAGTTGCTGGGCAGTTAATCAAAAGTGTAGCTGATGCAACTGACAAATTAATTGATTTGCAAAAAAAATTAAAAGATGTAGAGGAGGATTCTAAAAAATCTTCTCCAACAAATGTTACCAATGCACTTTTTGTTGGTTCTACAGCAGATCTTGCCAAATTACTAAAGCAAAATAGAAGCGAAGATAAATAAACCATAGGGTGAGAAAACCCAAGGTTATTTACTAATATTTTAATGGCGCAGGCTGAAGATAAAAATTTGCCGTCACTAGATGACTATCTCATTCATGAAGAGGGACTTCCTTCTGTAGATGACTATCTCATTCATGAAGAGGGACTTCCCTCCGTAGAAGATTATATTGAAGTAGATAACGAAGAGGAAAAAAAACAAAAACAAATAGAAGAAACAGTAGAACCAGAAGTTGTGGAATCTACTGTTGATCTTACAGAAATTTTACATTTAATTAGTGATGTAAGGAAGGATATTCCTGAGATTCCTGAAGTAAAATATTATGATGATCAACTTGAAACAATTTGCGAAATAATTGATCAATTAAGGGAAGAAATCTCTGTAGTTCCTGAAGTAAAATATTATGATGATGAACTTGAAGCAGTATGTGAGCAGATTGATCAAGTAAGAAATTTTATCTCTA